TGCGCGAACAGATCCATTGGAGATTTTGTAACAGGAGAGCCTGTCAACAACCTTCTGTACTTGAACTTAGCCGCGATCTTGAGTAAGGACTTGGTGCGTTTGGCCTTATGGTTCTTGATGGTGGTACTTTCGTCAATAGCTATAAGGCCATTCTGCCCGAACCTCTCCGCCATCCACTCGCCGGCTGCCTTACCTTTAGAACTAGAGAATGACTCCACGTTCATTACAAAAATCTTAATCCCAGGTTCCTTATTAAAGAAGAATGCTTTGGCTTCTTCCTTATAGCCTTTGGTCTGGCTGGCCTGCCATGCGCACACGCTATGCCGGACATCATTTGGAAAATGTTCTGGTATTTCTTTGTTGATCCAGTTGCGGTACACGCCCTTCGGTGCAATGATTAATGCGAAGTCGAGCTTATGTGTGTTGCCCAGATACGCAATACTGTCAATTAAGACCTTAGACTTACCAGTTCCCATTTCCATAAAGAATCCATACGCATTCATAGGTATACTGCGGAGCATAGCTTCCCGCTGGTGCTCATATGGCTCAGTTTTGAATTTGTAGTTGACTTCCATCTATGTCCTCCTATATTGTCTGAACATAGGGTAACGGAATGGTTCCGTCAAGCCCATCAAACCTGAAGAGGATGTACTTGCTATGCAGCAGAGTGAAACAATCTTTGATGAAGAAATGTTCGCAGATGCGGATACGCTTTCTGGCGTTGATGCAGATGGGGGCAAGCAGTTGTCCGGTCTAGTTCACCGGCTCAACGAGAAACAACAACAAATTGACGATACTGAAAAGTATCTCAAAGAACTAAAAGCAGAAAAACAGAGGATTGCGTTTGAGCAGATACCTATGCTCATGGATGAGATGGGTATTGAGCGTGTGGATGTGGACGGTGCGACCGTTACGTTGAAGCCGTTTGTGTCTGCGTCAATCCCTGCTGACCGGAAGCAGGAGGCTTTTAATTGGCTCCGAGAACATGGTCTGGACGACATAATCAAGAACGACATTATCGTGTCGTTTGGTCGTGGGCAAGACAACGCTGCTGGGGACGTTATGTACGACCTCGAGCAGAAAGGTTTTCACCCAGAGCAAAAGACTCATATTCATTCGATGACCTTGAAGGCGTTCATTCGTGAACAAGTCGAACAGGGTAATTCGATAGATCTGGATATGTTTGGAGCCTATGTAGCAAGAACTGCTGAAGTAAAGAGGAAGAAGTAATGGCTAATCAAGTAGCAAAAAAAGAAGAGGCTGGTCTGCCAGCCGAAATGATGGACGATATCTTTGACACCGCTGGTGAGGGCACAACCTACGAAGCCAGCGAGTTACAGATTCCATTTGTCCGTGTGGCGCAAGGAACGTCACCGCAACTCAAGAAGAGCGACATGAAGCATATCGCTGACCTGCGTCAGGGTGATATCTTCAACACTGTCTCTAACGAGATCTGGGATGGCGAGAAGGGCATCACCGTGATTCCATGCTACCAAGTGACCACCTACCCAGAGTTCGTCTCTGGTGACCAAGGTGGGGGCTTTGTGGGTGTGCGTTCACCTGATGACCCAGACTTGTCTCGGACTACTAGAGTTGGTGCAAAAGAATATTTGCCCAACGGTAACGAGGTTATTAAGAGCGACCAGCACTTCTGCCTTATCTTGGGCGAAGACGGTATGTATGAGCCAGCCATTGTGGACTTCAAGTCTACTGGTCTGAAGGTCAGCCGCCGCTGGAAAACTCAGATTGCCATGCAAAAGGTCAAGCATCCGAAGACTGGTGAAATGAAAACACCTGCTTTGTTTGCAACCATGTGGAAGCTGACGGTGGTCGAGGAGTCCAAGACTGTCGATGGCGAAATGCGTACTTGGTACAACTGGGCGATTGAGAAGGTTGGTCTTGTACAGGACAAGGCTTTGTTCAACGAAGCAAAGCTGTTCCGCGAATCTGTCATGAAGGGTGAGGCTAAAGCCCAGCAGGAAGAGGCGCCGATGGCGTCTGCGACTCCTGTGGACGACAAGCCTGTTGAGGATGACGACATCCCATTCTAGTGACTTGGGGGAGGTTCGCCTCCCCCTCTTTTTGCGGAGCGAATAATGAGTTTAGTTGATCGTTTCGCTGCGGCCTTTGAAGGCTCCAGCGTAGCACACGGTCAAACAACGGTAGGAAGCGTAAGGAAGAACGGAAAGACAGAGGCAAAAAGTTTCATTGTCCGAGAGCCACTAACTAAGACATTGGTGGCGGCTCACTTAGAGGGTGGACATGGAGTTGGATCAATACCTATCAACGACCAGAACATGTGCAAATTTGGTGCATTGGATATCGACACATACCCAGTCGATCACGTTGAGATATTGAAGAAGTGCCGCCGTTTTAAGCTACCGCTAGTTGTTTGCCGATCAAAATCAGGCGGAGCGCATCTATTCTTGTTTATGCAGGATTGGATTAGTGCAACCGATATGCGTGATCACCTTACGGAGTTCGCTGCTGTACTTGGCTTTGGTGGATGTGAGGTGTTTCCAAAGCAGAACAAGATTCTTGCCGAGCGTGGGGATGTGGGTAACTTTATCAATCTGCCGTACTTTGAGGCAGAGAATACATTACGTTATGCGATTAACAATAAGGGTGACGATCTCTCACTTGAGGAGTTTCTAAATCAGGTAGACAAGATCAAATGTACTTTGGAAGATCTGCGCAAGCTAGAGTTTGCCAGCGAAGATGATGAGTTGCGGGAGATGCCGCCATGCTTACGGATTATGTTTGCAACCTCAGTGCCGGATGGAACTAGAAACAAAGTCATGTTTCATGCTGCGGTAACCGCCAAGATGATGCACCCGGACTCGTGGGAGACCACGCTGGAGAAATGGAACCAAAAGTATTGCAAGCCATCTCTGCCAGCTAACGAGATTGTAACTATCCAGTCTCAGCATAAGAAGAAGGATTACGGCTATCTTTGTAAAGAAGAGCCTATGGGCAGTCATTGTGATAAAGCGGCCTGCCGCCAAGCCAAGTTTGGTATAGGCAAGAATGGGTCTATGCCGGGGATCACTGGCCTGACTATTCAAAAGTCGGAACCGAGGCTCTACTTTCTTGATCTTGATGGCAAACGGTTGGAGTTATCCACTGAACAGTTACAGATGCCATTGCAGTTTCAAAGAGCCTGTATGGAGCAGTTGGATGTCATGCCGCCTATCATGAAGGCACCGGATTGGCAGAACTATGTAAACGGCTTGCTTGAGAGTGCCACGCATATCGAGGTGCCAAAGGAACTGACTATTAAAGGTCAGTTTGAAGAACTTGTAGAGGTGTATTGCACCAGCCGTATCAGAGCCAAGTCTCCGCAGGAGATGTCGATTGGTAAGCCGTGGACAGAAAGCGACCTGACCATGTTTACGATTAAGGGTTTGATGGAGTTCTTACGCAATCGTGGATTCCGTGAACTTAAACGTCCACAGGTACAGCAACGATTAAAGGATATGAATGGTGGAAATGAGTGTAACACCACATACAAGTTTAAAGACGAAGATACAGGTCAATGGAAGAATCTTCGCGTCTGGTTTGTGCCGGAGTTTGACAATGATGAAATCGAACTACCAACAGAGGAGAAAGTAAATGACATACCATTCTGATGAACGGTATCTCAAGGTGGGTGAGGTTGTCGAATGGTTAGGTGTGGCTCGTTCTACCGTCTACAGATGGGTAGAAGAGGGTCATTTTCCTAAACCAGTTGTGCTGGGTCCGGAGACGGAAAAGAACAGCACAATGAGATGGCTGCGCACAGAGGTCGAGCAATGGCTTGCCTCTCGTCCACGCGAGAAGACTGATGGCTGATGAGACGCTGATCTTCGGGCCACCTGGCTGCGGTAAGACGCATACGATGATTGATATTGTCCGGAAGGAACTTGCTGGTGGCACTCCTCCTGACAGGATTGGCTTCGTGTCGTTCTCTCGTAAATCCATACAAGAGGCGCGAGAGCGTGTGGGCAGTGAGTTACAGCTCACCGAAAAAGATGTACCGTGGTTCAAGACCCTACATTCCATAGGCTTTAACTGGCTAGGCATGGATACAAAAGAGACGGTTCAACCGGCTGACTTTCGTCAGTTAGGTGAGATCTTGGGTATGGCGTTTGACAGGAGCACCGCTGAAGTCATGGAAGAAGGTATGGTGCCTTTGTCTATGAAGGAGGGCAATCGGTATCTGGAAGTGATTAGTCGTGCCAAGTTGCGCTGTATTAGCATGGAACAGGAATACAACGACAGGGGTGACTACGACCTGCATTGGTCGATGGTCAAGCGCGTGGATCAAGTTTATGCGGCGTACAAGTCGGACAACGGTAAGTTTGATTACACGGACATGGTTGAGTTATTCGTGAAGCAGGGCACCAGTCCTGTCTTGGATGTTCTTATTGTTGATGAGGCGCAGGATCTGACTCCGTTGCAATGGAAGCAGGTAGCGATACTCAAGGAGAGAGCCAGCCGTGTGTATTACGCGGGGGACGATGATCAGTGTATTCATCGTTGGAACGGCGTTGATCTGCACAGTTTCATGAATGCTTGTGACAATAAGGTAATCCTCAATAAAAGTTATCGTGTACCAAGAAGCGTGTATCGCCTAGCCAATCATCTGGTTAACCGGATAGGCATTCGTCAGGAGAAGGACTGGCAACCAAGAGATGAAGATGGCGCCGTGGATTTTCACATGAATTGGTATGATGTGAATATTGATGAAGGTTCGTGGACTATTATGGCTAGAACCAACAAAGCCTTGAACTCAATTCACCATTCTTTACGCGAAGACGGTTATTTGTTTGAACGATTTGGTCATTCCATGATTTCCCCTGAACTGCTTGAAGCCATGGATATCTGGCAACGGCTGGCCAGAGGCGAGACAGCAAGCGTGGGTGACATAAAGAAGCTCTATACATTTATGCCAAAGCAGGGTGAAAGGGCGTTACTCAAACGCGCTGCCACCAAAACCTTTGACGCGGTAGATCCGCAGGGGTTTCACAACTACGACAATCTTGTTGCCGAGCATGGGATGATTGCATCGCAAGACGCAAGACCAGAGGTTGTGGTCAACATGTCCCTTGAGGACATACGGTATATGGGCGCCGTGCGCCGGAGGGGGGAGGATCTGACCAAGCCTCGCATCAATCTGTCAACCATCCACCGGATGAAGGGCGGCGAGGATGACAACATCTTGTTGTTAACCGACTCATCATACCCTGCGGTCAACAATCCGGATCAGGACGATGAGCACCGTGTCTTTTACACCGCAGTGACCAGAGCACGGCATAATCTGCACATTGTCGATTCCCACGCAAGATATAGGTATGTGATATGAAAAGAGATAAATTACTTGATACAGCCAAAGACCTAGTCAATGGTCCGAGAGCCAAGGACTATGGCGATGCATACGAGAACCACGAGCGCGTGGCTCGATTATGGTCTGTCGTACTGGACAAGGAAGTGTCTGTTTCTCAGGTTTATCAGTGTCTTACGGCACTAAAACTTGCTAGACTTGTAGTGACACCAACGCATCAGGATTCATGGGTGGATATCGCTGGATACGCTAGCCTCGGAGGAGAAGTAGATGGCAAAGGAAAATAGTCAGATCACGTTCCTGCATAGGTTGGATCTGGACACCATCGAGAAGGATTGGGTGCCGCCGGAGGTGTTTCCTGACCTGCGTAATAGCCAGTCTATTGCAATCGACCTTGAGACCAGCGATCCGAACCTGACGACATTAGGCCCAGGGTGGGCGCGTGGTGACGGTTTTATTGTGGGCGTGGCTATCGCTGCCGGCGATTTTGTAGGCTACTATCCTATTGCACATGAGGGCGGTGGTAACATCCCCCAGAAGAAAGTTATGAAGTGGCTAGCAGATCAGCTTGCTACGCCTAATATTCCCAAGGTTATGCATAATGCAACCTATGACGCCGGTTGGCTCCGGTGGGCGGGGGTCAAGATTCAAGGCACGATCATCGACACTATGGTAGCCGCGCCACTGCTGAACGAGAACCGGTTTAGCTACAGCCTTAATAACTTAGCGAAGGACTATCTTGATGAGCGTAAGAACGAGAAGACCTTGCGTGCCGCTGCGGCGGATCATGGGTTTGATCCCAAGGCAGAGATGTGGCGCTTAAACTCACGGTTCGTGGGGGCGTATGCCGAGAAGGATGCCGAGCTTACCTTGAAGCTATGGAACACTATGAAGGTAGATATAAAAAAGCAGAGCCTCATGGATGTGTTCAAG